CCAGAAATCTCCGCAAGAGCAGCAAGAGCCTCCCTCAGGGAGTATCTCCAAAACGAAGAAGGCACTGGGTTTCGACCCGGTGTTACTTTTGATGAAGTGGAGGAACTCGATGAGGAGGCTGGACAACGAGAAGAGAGGGATCCAACTGGCTCACCAGGAGAACATGGAGAGCCAGCTCTGTACGCTGATGGGAGTTTCCAAGAACGTGAAAACGTTGGAGGAGGAATTCACTCAGCAGGTCATGAGCACCAAGGGATTGAGGGCCCAGCACAAGGACACCATGAAAGCTATTTGCAAAGAAATATTCGAGAGCTCGCAAAGCTCGACGCAAAAGCAGGTGTCTTCTGGGATTTCCCAAGCCTGAGAGGCACGGACGGGACTGTCGGAGGGCCTGATTTCGATGACGCATTTTATTCTGCGTTGTCAGATATCAAGAACGACAGCAACCCGGGATGGCCCATGGGGTACAAGACGGGAGACAACAAAGACGCTATTGAAATGTTTGGAAACACAATAAGAAACAACGTTTTGAGGAAAATAACTAACATCCTCGACGGAAATTTCAACCTAGACGATTTCTTGGCGCATCCCGAATTTTGGCTCAAGTTTGGACTGAGGGACCCCAACAGGGTCTTTTGCAAGAACGAGAGCACCCCAGCACGGAAGAAGAACGGCAGAATCATTCAGGCCGATTCTTTGGAGGACCAAATTGTACATAGGATATTTTTCTCAGATTTGCTTTTGAAGGAGTCTGACAGTTACCCCACTGGATTCAACCTGAAAGGGATGGGTTTCAGTGGTAGAAGGATGGAGGAAATTTTTGAGCAGCACCAAGCTTGGTTTGACCATTTGAAAGCCCCTTTCGTCAGTAAAAGCGACGTCAAGGGTTGGGAGAAAGCCTTCTCGACAGAGTTGGCCGAGGCAATTTCTCAAGTTATGCGCCTAACAAACGCGAACTTGAGTGCCGACTCCCTTAGGGCTATTGAATGGTGGTGGAAATCTCTCATTTCGAATCTCGCAGTAGACGACGATGGAAACATCATCAGGATGAAAATCAACCAACTGCAGAGGAGTGGGAATCTATTGACGAACTATAGCAATGGTAGGGGGAGGGCCCTTCTGGCCCTTTTGGCGGGGTCTAAGTACATGAAGACCAATGGCGATGATTGCGTGGAATACCATCTGATCACTGCGGAGAAACTGAAAGCTAATTACTTGAAGATGAACCTAGTCGTCAGAGACATGGGTCCCTTAACCAGGGATGAGTTTGAACACAGCTCCCACGTTTTCACCACGGACGAGAGTGGTCGTGTAGTTTGCTACCTTAGCGGGTGGGAACGCATGGCTTTCGATGCCGTCATGAAGAGGAAAGCCACCCTCCTTGAGATCAGGGTTTGGTTGCAGGAAATAATGCACCACCCCGACCACAAAGTTTTGGAAGCTTGGAGGAAATTGGTGACCCTAAAGGCAGCCATTGGAGAAGTGGAGGTTAATCCTTCGCTACTTCCGTGCGCTCTCGGCGGACATGACTAAGAAGAAGGGAGGAGGAGGAGGGAGGAAGAAAGGGGCACCCAGAGCCGGGGTGCCTGCCATCAGTGGCAAAGGAGCTTACAGCATTAAGGAGCTCACTAGCAAGATGGACGGACTGTTGAAGAGGATACCGAGAGGTGCTTTTTCGGCGGTCGGCTCGAGATTTGGACCCCTTGGGGGTCTGGCTGGACACGCCATTTCAAAGATCTCGGGATACGGCTCGTACAAGGTCGGTAGGAATACCTTGGGAACTGATACCGTCATTGGTCCAGAGGCCCAAAACATTCCTACATTTTCCCCATCAGAGCATGGATCACGAGTGAGACACCGTGAGTTTATCTCGAACGTGATAGTTCCGGATGACCCAGGTCTTTTCAACAACTCCATCTATCGACTCGGTGTGGATAACGTCAACCTTTTTCCGTGGTTGTCCCGACTCGCGGCCAGGTACCAAAAGTACAAGGTCCATGGGATGGTATTTTACTACAAGAGCACGTCAACTGACTACAACAACAGTGGCATGGTCGGTATCGCAGTGAACTACAATGCTGCGGAAGAAGGATATCAGAATTCTGACCAGTTGTTGAACTCCATGTTCGCGGTGGCGTCTAAGCCGTCGGACAGCTTTGCTGCTCCAGTGGAATGCGACCCCGGACAGATGCCTGAAGGCGGTTATTATGTAAGACATGAAGCCTCCTTGGGTGTTGGTTCAACAACCGATCTCAGACTGTCGTCCATTGGTTCCCTTAACTTGGTGACCGAAGGATTGACTCTGCCCACCAACACGGTGATTGGACAACTCTGGTGTACGTATGATGTGGAATTGCTTTTCCCGTACGTCACTGTGAATCCAGCTGAGGAGATTCTTTCGCAAACTTTTTGCACGAAGATTCAAAACTACAACATCACCAATACCACCACTTCGAACGGAGTTGCTTTGGCAAACGTACTGAATCTGGAGGCCCAGAACATGGGTTCACCTTTCAGGTTTGAAGCAGTACAGGATCCTCAGGCCATCATTCTAGGGAGTACCGCATTTGTTGATCTCAAGATCACATGGACGGACGTGCCCCAGCTTGTTGGACAAACGTTTTTCATCAACAACATCAGGATTAACAGAGGATCCACTGTCAGTAACTTCAAGCCGGTGGACGCAGCCTCAGCCTCACAGCTGGAAGGTGCAACCATCGGTTCGAGCGCCAACAACATCGTGGCTGGAGGACCAACTCAAGTGAATAGGAAATCTTTTCAAATCACTGAGAAGACCGGGTCTTTCAAATACGTGAATGACGTCATGTGGAACGTTGTCGACTTTGTTCCCAACGGTTTGTGGCAAATTGGAATTTCCAAGTGATCTGATTATGACGGAGC